TTTAAAAGTAATAGATAAGCATCGATTACCTCTGTTCTACCTCCTAATTGTCCCGCCTCTTTGATACCAAACATCATTGGCGATGTAATTCTATGAGCGGTAATAATTTTTTGCATTACCATGTCATTTACGTTGGCATAATATCCGTCTGCACCATTCTGAGGAATTGGTGTAATGTCAGGAGCATTTTCCTTGCTATCTGTATCGATGTACATAAGACTACCGGCATTGCTACTACCAGCAAACTGCTGACGTAACATATTCTCGATAATTCTACGATCATCCTCGGATGCATTAGTGTAGGTAGTAATCATTAAAGAAGGTGCTAGACCGTTCTTAATGTTTGCCATGTGGAAGTTGTCTACCTCAGCATCCAGTTCGACGACCTTCAAGGCACCGACGTAATCTGGAAGCGGGTAGTATTTTTGTCCTGGACGGTAAGGCTGGAAGTAGATAATCTGGTTAGGTTGCTCTAATGCCTTGCCTGGGTTGAATACTGGAAGGAAAGGTAGATCATCGATTCTTACCTTAGCTGATCCTCTATAACCCCAATCCTCTGAGAGATAGTAGCCCGGTACTCTGTGTCTTTCGTTCTTTTCTCTAGCTCTTAAGTAAGAAAAGTCGATGTGAAATACCTCTGCAATACGGTTTCCTGAATTATTCCAGATAACCTCTAATGCAAATCCACCGAATATTTTGTAGTCTCTAGCTACTTTCTGGAAAATATCATTCCAAGATTCACCTTCGTTGTTAGCTCTATCTAGAGTAAAAGGTAAATTTGAGGTTAATCCTTCTCCGTAAATAGCATCTACGATAGCATTAACACAGGTATTGTGAATGGATGAGTTGTTAACCAGCTCAATTAAATGCCAGGGAAATAGATCGTCATCACCATACTTAATGTAGTGATGCTGGGTATTTAGTTCGTAAGGACGAAGTCTTTCAGAAACCTCACGCTGAATAGAACCAAACATGAAAGGCTTATGCTCTTTCGGTGCTGGTGCAGCTGGTGTAGGCGTCATATATGCTGTTTTTCTTCTGGCCATTAGTCTTGATATGTTATGTAGTAACCGGCTTGTCCTGGTGATAAATAGACAGTTAGACTGCTCTCATTACTACCGCTTATGTAAGCTCTCTCGGTTGCTAGGAACGAACCTGTTGTTTCTCCTGTAGAAGCATTCCAAGATACGTTAGCTGTACTCCAAATCTCATCGGTGATATTCCAAATTAACGACTGAGCTAGGAGTTCATACACTGTTAAAGTATACAGGCCTGAAGGACTAGGAAGATCAGATCCAGATACTTTAGTAACTACCCAATTTAATTTTGAATCTACTGCTCCTTCAAAGCTACCAGTGTTCTTATTGATATCCTGGCTATAGTAGAATCGTACGTTAGATACAGACGCACTGATAGGAGCCTCTGGGTAGAAGGCTACTGTGTTTATAGTTTGGCTTTTGTTTAACTGTATCATAGTTGATTGTATAAAAAAAGGTAAGAGGGGCTACGCATAGTCACGTAACCCCAACTTACCAATTATTGGAAATTATTAGGCGATTGTAATACCGCTAAGAATAGCGATTCCAAAGCCGTCGATTTCTGAAGCTGGTTCTGGTTCCTGTGACGTAAAGGTCAGAGTGTATCCGTTCAAGTCTCCAAAGGCAGTACCAGAAGCTCCGGTACCTGTTACAAGTTGTGCTCCAGTATCTTCACCGATTAGGAAGAACTGTCCAACACCGTCTGTTGCACCGTTGTTAGTTTCAACAACGATCTTAAGATCTGGGTTTTGAGCAAGAACTTTTACTTTGTTTCTTGTAGCGGATTGCAGTTTGAAGAACACAGCGGTTACAGATTGTTCGTAGAACACAGTACCATTCTCTGGAGTTGAGTTGATAGTCTCCTGGAAATTAGAAGTCTGTCTGAATAACTCAAACTTGTAGAAAGTACCGCTACCTGTGATAGCAGTGATCAAACCTTCTGTTCCTGCAGTACTAGTAATAGAACCAGAGAGAATGTATAGGTTCTTGATACCGCCGGTATTGTCACGGCAGCCAAGAGTAAATCCGGATGTAATATCGCAGCTCATTTCTCTAGGTTTTAATAGTTACTAATTAGGAACGGTTGTTAGACACCCAGAACTCAGGGTATGCTACGTTAACACCAAGCTTCATTACTAATCTGTGCTTAAGCTGATCAGCGTTGATGTCGTACCACATTTGGAATTCTGTAACGTCAGAGCGAAGGTCAGTACCTACTACGATGTGCTTAGCTGGTCCGAGAACAACACGGTCAGTACCCTGAAGACCCACAGTACCTACAACACGAATGTTCTGGAATGGGTACATCATGTCCATTACACCACCACGGTTAGTGATAGAAGCTGGATCGAAGTAGAAGTTGTTTGCAGTGCGGATTGCAGTTACGTACTTACGGAAGTTAGATACGCTCATGAAGAAAGTAAGGTCGTCACGGTCAGCTACATCAGAGCTTAGGTTGTCGATCATAGTGTCCATTACAGTAAGAGCATTGGCAGCGCTGAAAGCAGAGCCAGTTACTGAGGCAGGAACTACAACACCTGTAGTCGCTGAAGAAAGGTAGTAGTTAAGACCGTTTGAGCAGTCACCAGATGCAGTAGATGCAGTCCAGATAAACTGGTCGTTGCTCTTCTGGAACTGGTTAGTGATGAGCTCTGCGTAAGTGTTAGCAAGGGTGAAAGTCTCGTTGTACGATCCAGGTCCTAGGCTAGAGATGCCTAAGTACTTGGTGTCAAGAGTCTTCAAGCAAAGTCCGTCGTAAGACGTTCTCTGACATACCTCGATGTCACGCTGAGTGAATGATGCAGTGCCTTGTGGTGTTGATACACAAGAAACACCTTCTTGGATTTGTAAGTCAACTTCGAATAGGTTGATAGGCTCCTTGTACTTAATACCTTCCTTAACGGTAACGTATTCCATAGTAGTGCCTGTGTAAACCATCTTCGCGATTAACTCGCCCGCTACTTCGTTGTTGAAGTCATTAAGGGCTGCTACGTCTAATGCCATTTTATATTGGTTTTATTAGTTGCGGTTGATTTTAACTGATTTTAGGACTCTTTCGAATCTATCCTTCTGTAGAGGCTCTACAGCAGGCTTGGATGCCTTCTTTACAGACCCAGGCAAGGTCTTTTCTGATGCAGGTGCAGCGCTGAAAGTTTCTACTTTGGATTCTACAGCAGACATTCTGTCCATGTATTTACCCATTTCCTCTTGTACAGCTTCTACTACAGCCTTCACGATGTCTTCTACCATTACTGGTGCAGCGACTTCTTCCTGGAAAGTTACAGGAGTGTCGATAGGTACGCCAGTTGCAGGATCGATATTTTGTTGCTCGATCATTTCTTCTCTGGCTGCCTCTGCTACCTCAAGAACCTCACCTTCAGTACCTAGTACGATGTTTCTACCGTCTTCTAGAGTGTGAGATCCTTCAGGTGCAGGAATTTGGTTACCTTCTGCGTCTAGAAGATATACCTTTGTTCCTACCGCAAGGTCACCGTCCCAATAAATTTTGGTAGTACCATCAGCTAGAGTAGCTTCAGCGAATTCTTGTTTAACAGTAGACGCTTCGGTCAGGTTGAAGTAAGACTTCACCAACGACTTAAGGTCATTTACATTCATTGTTAAACGATTTGTATTATTATACATAAATTAATCCTCCCTTATTGGGTAGGTTGTATCGATAAATATACCGTTTGGTGGTTTGGTCCAAATTAACGGTTACTCCACTTAGTATAGCAGATTGCTGCTGCTTGACTATCGTCGTATCCTTCGTTAATCATGTAGGGAATACATCTACCGATAAATTCATCCTTAGATTCTACTAGACCTGGCTCTACGAAAGTTTCCTTTTGTCTAAACATTTGATCTAGGAAGAATCCTTCTACTGAGTATCCTCTTACTCTACCTGTCTTTACGTATTCGTTGTAGAGTTTCTTGCTAGAGAACTTACTGATAGCATACCAGTCTCCTTTGTTAGGTTTGAATCCGTATAGAAGTGACTTATCGTTTTCTGGATCTTCTACCAGCCACGCCTCTGAGATATAAACATCGTCAAGGGATTGATTGCTATCATGCTCAATGTTAAAGGACTTAAGTCTACCCTCTCTCATGAATTTCTCTGCAATTCTCTTAATGGTATTTGCAGTAAAGTACACGTAGTAAGGATCACCACTCTCATCTACTCTAAGGATAAGCTTGTTTGCTCTCATTAGAGGTCCGATTACCTTCTGCTCTTCTGCTAGAGCTTGTCTTGCGAAGTTGAGCTTGTCTTGGATTCCTTTAGAAGGGTCTGCGATAACGGGTTTATTGACTCCAGATGATAATAGATCGCCAATAGCTGCTGGTCGTTCACCCTCTTTAATTCCCTGATCACCAGCCTTTCGAAAGTATAGTGCTTCCCAAGAGTGTCTGCAATTATAGCTACCCTTGTAGGTAAAAATGTCGTATGTTCCGAATTGTTCATTTTCTGTTGTGATAGTCATTTGGTTGATATCTTCCTTTCTGAAGATCTTACCTCTATCAGTTAGGCTCATAAGCTTGGCACAGAACTTTCTATTTTTGCTATCTCTAGGACCTGAGTAGCGGTAACGAATCTTAGTATCACCTACATCCAGGATAGATTCTTTGTTTGGGGTAGAAAGTAAAGCAAAAAGCTCTTTGTGGAATTCCTCTGCTGAGATTTGAGTATACTCATCGTAGTCAGATTGATTCTCTCCCACT